TCTTTAGGGTAGGTGATACTCAGAAGTACAAAGCTATTAGAGATTACTTAACTGACTATGAACTTATCTTTGTATGGTCTGATCCTAATAAGAAGATACGTAAAGGATCTAAACTAACATTAGGTGGGTGGTGTGATAAAGAAAACATTAAACACTATACGGTTGCTGAAGCTAAGGAGTTAATAAAATATGTCTATAGTGTATGATTATAGTAGCGAGACTACTGAACCTATCGAGCCTGAAGAAGGTGAGTTATACCTTAAGCTTTATTTAGAACCTAATAAAAATCTTATGGTTGAGATTTTAGATTACACAAAACAAGGAGGTGAAGATGAGAAGTACTTAGCACCACTAGCTTATGGTTTTACTTACCTAGTGGAGAAGGATGTGGAGGCTGTCTATAGGGCAGGTATGGAAGATATGGTTCAACAAGCAGAGATGTCACGTTCAAATGTTGTACATTAACAATGGGGGTTATGATATGGGAAGTGGAGCAGATACACCGTTTGAAGATTTAGTTAACAGTCCATTACACTACACAAAAGGTAGTATAGAGGTGATAGATTTTATTCTTGACCAACAGATGGGGTACATGCAAGGTAATGTGGTTAAGTATGTGTCACGTTACAAGTACAAGAATGGTCTTGAGGATCTGAAGAAAGCTGAGTGGTACATAAAGAAGTTGATTGAGGTACAGGAAGATGTCGAGCGAAGATCACAAACAAAACAGAAAACATCGTATTAAAAATAGGTTGAAACATACGGTGAGACATGATATAATGTATCGTGAAAGAGTTGTTGAGGATAAGAGATATAAGAAACCTAAGTATAAGGAATGGGAATATGAGTACTGAGAATGAGATGATGGAAGTTATAGACTACGTTGAGAATGAGGACGGTAGTGCTAACATAACTTTTGATATGCCTGAAGAGGTTGTTAATATTTTTATCTTACAGGGATTGAGAGAGGTAATGAAAGATGAGCCTGTTGTTGTTATGCCTATTGATGAGTATGAAGAGATAAAAGATTACATTAAAGAACCTAGACAGGTAGAACTTGAACCTCAAATGGCACAAGGTTTGTTGGAACTAGGTATAACTAAAGCAATTAAAACGGGAATAGAGAATGTCACAGAAAGTAACTAAACTAAAAACAAGTAGAGATTATGAGAAAGAATCTAGTAAAGAAATCTTTGAGACCCTATCAAAGACAGCACCTAAATCTTTTGTAGTTTTATATCGTGATGATGAAACAGAAGATGGTGATCTTATTGTGGTACATCAGACAGAAGATTATGTGGAGCTGATGGGTATGATTAGTTATGCTCAATCGGTTATTGTAATGGGAGACTTTGATTAATGAATGATTATATGCAGTTCATAGCACTAAGTAGGTATGCCCGTTGGCTACCTAAGGAGAACAGAAGGGAGACATGGGATGAAACAATTGCACGGTACTTTAACTTCATGGATACTCATCTTACTACCAATACTGAGTATACCCTTAGCGATACTACTCGTAAGGAATTGGAGAAAGCAGTTAATGAACTGAAGGTTATGCCTAGTATGAGAGCCTTGATGACAGCAGGTAAGGCTCTTGAGAAGAATAACATTGCAGGATATAACTGTGCTTACCTTTCAGTAGACCATCCTAAGGCATTTGATGAGACACTGTACATTCTTATGCACGGTACAGGTGTAGGATTCTCAGTGGAACGTCAGCACATACAGAAGCTACCGGAAATACCGGATAGTTTAACTAAGGTAGAAGATACCTTGGTTGTAACTGACAGTAAGGAAGGGTGGCAAATGGCTTACAGAAAGCTAATCAGTTACCTCTATAATGGTGAGATCCCAAACTGGGACATGAGTAAAGTGAGGAAGAAAGGTGCTAGACTTAACACATTTGGCGGTAGAGCTAGTGGTCCTGAGCCTTTGGATGCTCTTTTCAAGTTTACTGTTGATATATTCAGTAGGTCTACTGGTCGTGGACTTAATAGTTACGAATGTCACAGGGTTATGTGTAAGATTGCAGATATCGTGGTCGTGGGTGGTGTGCGTAGGTCAGCATTAATCTCCCTATCTAATCTTACTGATGATCGTATGAGACATGCCAAGTCAGGACAGTGGTGGCATGAGACACCTGAGATGGCACTAAGCAATAACTCTGTATGTTACACTGAGAAGCCTGACATGGGTATCTTCATGAGTGAATGGTCTGCACTATATGAATCTAAGAGTGGTGAACGTGGTATCTTTAATCGTGAAGCTGCAAAGAAACAGGTGGAGTCATTGGGACGTAGAGATACCAATCATGACTTTGGTTGTAACCCTTGCTCTGAAATTATCCTACGTGATGGACAGTTCTGTAATCTAAGTGAGGTTGTCATTAGATCAGAAGATACACTTGATGACATTAAAGAGAAGGTACGCTTGGCTACCATACTTGGTACATTCCAAGCATCACTGACAAACATTAAAGGACTGAGGAAGAAATGGGTAGACAACACAACGGAAGAGGCACTACTTGGCGTAAGTCTAACTGGAATTATGGATCACTCGTTCATGAATGGGACAGTGAAGAGATACAAGACGAGTGGGACAATGGATACTGGGACAACTCTACCAGAATTCCTTCAAGACCTAAAGAAGATAAGTATAGAGACCAACAAGACATGGAGTAAGAAACTTGGAATCAATCAAGCAACTGCTACTACTGCTATTAAGCCCTCTGGCACTGTTAGCCAACTTGTCAATTCTGCTAGTGGGATTCATGCTCGTCATAATCCTTTCTATCTTAGGCGTGTTAGGGCAGATGCTAAAGACCCTTTGGCACAACTCATGGAGGATCAGGGTGTACCTAGCGAACCTGATGTAACTAAGCCTGACTCAGTTAAGGTATTTACATTCCCACAGAAAGCACCAAAGGGAGCATTGTTCAGAGATTCATTGAGTGCCTTGGAGCAACTGGAACTTTGGCTATTATACCAGACATATTACACTGAACATAAACCTTCGGTAACTATTTCAGTCAAAGATCATGAGTGGATGGGAGTGGGTGCATGGGTGTACGATAACTTTGATAAGGTTAGTGGTGTATCCTTCTTACCTTACTCAGAACATTCCTACGACCAAGCACCTTATGAGGACATAGATAAGAAGACTTACAATGAGTGGATGAAGAAGATGCCTGATGAAATTGATTGGTCACAGATTACTAAGTATGAACTTGAGGATCAAACTAAATCAAGTAAGACTCTTGCATGTACTGGAAACTCATGTGAGATCGTGGATTTGACAGAGGATAGTTAACAGTACGATATTACCGTACACTTGAGGTCGAAATTTACGACCTTAAACTTAACTGAGAGAATAAATATGAACACAATAGAATGGTTAAATAGTTTGGAATGGGATTATGGGTTTGACAGGTCTTCCTCACATAACTCACACAAATACGAAGCACAAATGATGAGGCTTGAGAGCTATCTACCTACGTATATGATTAGGGATTTAGCTGAGGCAATTGATAAGAGGGGTGGTGTGGATAACTCTTTAGATAATAAAAAATACCCACCACCACTACCACCTTGTGACACCTGCAAGCACAACTCAGGTGACTCAGAGACAGCAGGTACTTACGCTGAGATATGTGGGGAGTGTTGTCACTTTTATGCAGATCACTATGAGTATTATGTAGAGAGGTTAGAGATACTGGATATAGTAGATAAAGTAGATTTAACAAGGACTGATACCGCAGATTAATGTAACATATGTTAACCATTAAGTGTAGTTAATGTACACTGTAGATAACATATTGTCCTTTAACTAAACTACTTTGTAAATTGAAGGACAATAAGGAGATAAAATGAAGAAGTTAACAATCATAGACCCACCATCTGGATGGATGTATGGATTCCCTAAGCCATTGCCAGAGGGAGTTCAGCTTAGTGAGTGGCTACTTGAACAAGGGTATCCTGAAGCGGACATTGAACTAGCCATTAACTACTCAAGATACTGGGAAGAAGATGAGGAAGAGTTCAAGAAACACCAGAGAAAACCTAACTACAAAAAGGAGTTAGCTAAATGATACGTAAAGGAGTTAGAGAATGGCTAGACGACCAGTACAAGTAAGAGGTGTAGTCCTTGACAATGGAGATATTGTTAATGAAGGTGAGAAGGGTATTGTATCTGTGTATCGTAGACCAGATAACACAGCCTACTATGTAGATGCAGACAACAATGAACATGACCTTGAAGGTAAGGTACTTAGTTACACAGGGAGATTTTTATGATACCAGATCCAACATACAACTTAGAAAAAATTGAGTATAACCATGATGGTTCAGTTTCTTCTAGAACCATACATGAGTTCTCAACAATATCTTTAGATGAAGTGCTGAGACAGATGACTTACTTCTTGAGAGGTTGTTCTTTTGTCATTCCAGAGATGGATACACTGACACTAAGGAGAGAAGGTGAGCAGTAGAATTAATATGATAGGACTAAATGGTGGTGATGGTCTACACTATCTAGTGGAGAGGATAGCCAAAGCTATCGCAGGTGAGCATCAAGATTACCCCATGATGGGTAAGAATGCAGGTAAGAAGAGATGGGAGCTACATATAGATCAAGCACTTGCAGTTATAGATGAAATAGGACTTGACAATATTAGCATTTCATGATATAATATCCTTATCATTTAAACTTTATGGGAGATATATTATGAAACGTGAAACTAAGATTGTTGTACTTGGTGCAGTAGTTGGACTAATTGCTTTGGCTGCATTACTAATGCCAACAGAGAAAGCTGAAGCATTCTTTGGTGATGATGGTAATGGCACATGGTTGAGTGATGGTAATGGTGCACTCATGTCAGATGCTAGTGGCTATGGTAAAGGTAAGGGTAGTGCAGAGGGTAACTTCAGTATGACTATCAATGCCAGTGGTAAAGCTACCAGTGAGATGAGATCAGATGTAGATGGATCTATGGATGGTCGTGGTAAGAACTATGTTAATGGAGTAACACACAATGATTAAGACTATACTTATAGCCTTTGCATTATTTGCAACAACTGCCAATGCTGAGTATTGGGAAGAGCCTGTAGATTATACCAAATTTACTGAGGGTGTAACAACTACTACCCAAAGTAATGCTATGAATGATGAGTTTGTAAAGACTTGTCAGGATAAACTAAATGCCTACTATGAATCTGTAGGTTACTTTGATAAAGGAGATTATAAGTAATGAAGAAAACTATTGCAACACTACTTACAGTAGTATCTATGGGGGCTATGGCTAGTCCATTTTATGTAGAAGGTGGTTTGAGTGACACCACATTTGATAAGGCTGGTTTGGCTGATGAGGATGCACAGTACCTAACCTTTGGTGCTGACCTGTATCCTACACCAGATACTACAATGAATGCCTACGTGACTAAGGGTTGGAGTGATTACTTTGACACTGACTCAGAGGAAGGTTATGTTGTAGGTGGTAGTTTACGTTATGACTTCTAGAGTTTAGTCACTGGCACTGACATTAAACAGGGCTAGAACCCACCTATTGAGAAATCTTTAGGTGGGTTTTTTTATTATCTAAGGAACTGTATACGATGACAAATAAGAAAGTATTAGTAGCTAACTCAAGTGATGATTGGGATAACGTACAGGCATTACCTATGGATATCTTATATCCTTTTGTTGATATAGATTATTACTATGACACTAATGTTTGGAACAAAGCATATCAAAAGAAATATAAAGCTGTACTATCCTCAATAAAAAACAATGGACTTAAACATCCTATTGTGGTAGGTTATATAACTAAAGATGAGTGGTTAGAGTTAGCGGAAAGAACTAGGAATTCTTTAGGGGTAACTAAAGAAGAGATCTTAGATCCACCATTACAGGAGACAGAAGCAAAAGGCAGTAAGATACTACAGATACGTTGTGGTACTAAACGATACCATATGGCTAAGAAACTAGGGTACACTCATATAGATTGTATTGTGTTAGAACATTATGGAGGATCTTCTAAATACTGTAAACAAATGAACAGAGAATGGAAACAAAATAAAGGTAAGTTTTAATGACTCCACTAAAAGCTAATAAGAAATTACAAGGACAAGTACTTATGCCTGTCCACTTACTGTACCCTATAGCTAACACATCTCAAGTAACTACTTCCAAAGAAGTTAAAGATTCTATTTACGTTAGAGGTATGGAGTTCCCTGTCATACTTTATCCTATATCAATTAAAGATTGGAGAGAGGAGAAAAGAAAATTAGGGGGTACTATCATTTTAGATCCACCACCTCTTGATGATTCTTTAATTGTTATGCAGGTTAGGTGTGGTAACAAGAGAGTAAGGTACGCTAAGGAATTAGGGTATACTCATATTGATTCAATCATATTAGAGTCTAAGGAAGAGATAGCTACTAAGATGAAGGAACAAAGCGATTGGTTTAAAGGTAATAAACCTTGACAAATATTGAAAGACGTGATAC